TAAACGCCTGACAGAGCAAAGAGTTCTGGCGCCACTAGAATATAAGAGAAGCATGGGAAGCAAACTCAAGTGCAGCTGTAGCGCGACAAGATTTTTGAGAAATAGAGACAGGATAGTTGAGAAAAAATCACCCATTCTTAGAAGCATTTCCGAGGCTCGCTCACTTGCGTCAACCGCCCCCCCAACAAGGGGAGCGGCCCACGCAAGAGGGCGGGCTTTTTTAGGCTCCGGGAGGAGCGGCTTTTGCCGCCCCTCCCTTTGCCTTTTGCCCTCTTGTGGGGGTTTACCCTTCCGGCTCCTCGTCCGGGCCTTCTGTGGGCTCCTGGGGCCCTTCCTGGGCCTTCACGGGCTCGGTGTACTTCGTCCAGCCATAGACGCCGGGCTCCCATACGTTCCCGTCGACGTCGGACGTCCACTTCTCGCCGTTGTGGGAAACCTTCGCGCCCTTGCTGTATGCGTCATGCGCCCCGAGGGGCTGCACCCAGTCGGGGAACTCCTCGAGAGGGTTGCCGATCTGTGTCCACATGGAGGGCGTCTCCGAGGGTTTTCGGTTCTGCCCGGCGTCGGCGACGTCATGGATGGAGCGGTAGAGCTTCCCCTCGCTCTGGACGATGTCACCCGCCTTGCCCCTCCAATTCTCATCCCAGGTGACAAAGAACTCGGGATATTTTGCGATGGAGGCGTCGTCGAGCTGCTGGGCCTGGGCCGCTTTGACAAACATGAGCTCGGCGACGGCCTGGGCGGACTCACTCCGCTTTTGAGCGTCCGAGATGGCCTTGATGGACTTCTTCGGTGTTAAATACTGCATCATTCGTATGCACCCCCAAACCCGGAGATCGAAACCTCTCCCTCATACCCCTCATTCTTCGTGATGGTGAAACGAACATCGACGCCCCACTTCTCGGCGGTCTTGGTCTCGTTCGTGAAGTTGAAAACTCGGTTGATCGCGACCTGCGCCGTGATGTCCTCCCAGGTCGGGGCCGCGTCAAACGCATTGTTACACGCTTCGACCTTTGCGACCGAGCCCTCAATCTTCCATGTGGGGGTGATGAGGATCTTCGTCGCCCGGGCGTCCGTCTCCTCGGGCTTTGCGAATTGGAACTTGATGACCGTCTCCTTCTTGGAGAAATTCCAGACTCTCACGCTCGTCGCGAAGTTGCCGTCCACGGCCTCCACGCGGAGCTGATGGGCCCCGTTGGTGAGGGTGAGCCACTTCTCCCGGGAGAGCTCGATCGTCTCCTCCTCGCCGAGCGTCGCTTGATAGCTGCGGATCTCCTGGTCGTCCACGAACTCCGTGACAACCACGTTGTCGCCCTCGACGTCGGTGACGGTGTAGGTCTCCGCAAAGCTGCCCGTCTGCTGCCCGAGGTCTTTGTCCTCGCCGGAGATGCTCGGGGCCGAGTTGGTGCGCTTGAAGGTGAGGCGGCGGTAGGACGTGCCGCCCTGCCCATCCGATGCCTCAATGACGAGATTGTTGACCGTATTGAGCCCCAGCGCGTAGAGCTTTTCCGAAGTGATGGAGATGGAGAGCTGCTCGCCCTTCGGGGCGTTGTTGAGGGTGCGGAGGGTCTCGTCGTTGAGCTTCTCGACGACTGTGACGGCGTCCCCGTCCGCGTCGTCGACGGTGTAGGTGTACGTGAAGCCGATGTTCTTGTCCCCGAGGTTGGTGTCTGCGCCGGAGATGACCGGGGCCGAGTTGACTCGGGTGAATGTCCATGTCCGGGTAGCCGTTCCGCCCTGGCCGTCCGTGACGACGACCTTGACCGTGTGCTGCCCGAGGGAGACTTCCTTGATGTTGATGGAGATCGTGTTTTTTGCTTTTCGCGTCGGGGCGAACGACTTCGTCGTTCGCCCATCAAGCGACTCCGTCGCCGTCAAGACGTCGCCGGAGTCGGCGTCGTCGACCGTGTACTCGATCGTGAAGTTTGTGTTCTTGTCTCCGAGATTTCTGTCACTGTCAGAGATCAGAGGGTCAGTGTTCAGGACTTCAAGGACGGGGCGGAAACCGAGGAGCACGCTCCGACCGCCGGACGAGGACCAATTGAAGATGCGGGCCGAGGTGTACCCACGGAGCACGCGGAGCGACGCGTCGCGTGCATAGACTTCCTGGCACCAGGAATACACGTAAAACCAATTCCAAAACTTGTTATGTGCGCTGTTGAAGTCGGTCGAGTTCTGGTTGTTATCCAGGTCGGAGGAGACCGGGGCCGGGAGGCCCGAGATGACCTCCTCGCGGGTGATGAACCTGTCCCACTCGTTATTAGTGGGCGTTCCGCCCGCGTAGGTGTCTCTGTTGCGGTAGTCGCTGCCGCCTGTGAGGACGCGGCACTTGTATTTTGCGCCGTCAATGGTGACGGTCTTGCCTGTGATATAGCCCTGTGAGTTGAGGTCGTCCCAGGAAACCGAGACCAGGATGACGCGGTCGCAAATGAGCAGCGTCTTGTCTCCGTCCTTGATTTTGACCCATTGGAGCTTGTTCGCGTCCGCGCTGGGGGTATCTCCGAAGGTGTAGTTCGCCATGCTGCCGGACATCGAGGGGATGTCGCCATAATCAGACGCGCCGGGCGGTGTGCTGTCGTTACGCCACGGCCTTGTAGGGCGCTTCAAGATCGCGCCGTTGTTGTAGAAGCCGCCGAGCTTGACGGTTCCGAGATATTGCGCCATAGGGGATCGCTCCTTCCGTTTTGATGAAGCGGTAGGGCGCGAATATCTTCTTCGCGAGATTGTAGGCACACGCCCAGCGAGCAAACCCGAGCCACGAGTTGACCGCTTGGACGACCGCCGAGCGCGTGAGCTTGCCTTCCCTCATCTTCCGAACCATCGCCTTGACGCGCCGCTTCTCCCTCCGTTTGGACTCGGTGCGGAGCATCATGTGGGTGGCCTTGATTTTGAAGCCGTAGGCGTTCACGCCCTGCCGCATATAGAAAACCTTTGTCTTTTTGTTGGTGTCAAGGTGTAGCCTCTCGCGGAGGAATACCTTGATTTTCGCCAGCCATTCCCGGGCGGTCTCCTTGTCCGGCGCAACGATGACGATGTCGTCCATGTACCGGGTGTAGAGCTTCGCGCCGAGAAAGCGGACGCAAAACTGATCGAGCTCGTTGAGGTAGATGTTCGCGAAGTCCTGGGAGCTGACATTCCCGAGAGGGATGCCCGTCTCGCCCTCCGGCGAGCTGTCGATCACTTTGCAAAGAAGCCGATAGAAGCGGAGGAGATCCTCGTAGGTCTCCGGGCGTTTCTTCTTGAGCTTCTTGAACCGCTTCGCAAGGATTTTCTTGAGCAGAGCGCGGTCGATGGAATAAAAGAACTTTCGGGCGTCGATCTTGATGATCGCCGCGTTGTCGCCCCATTTCATCCGGGCGCCCCTCATGTCGTGCTGCACCTTGAAAGCGGCACGGATCGGGCCTCTCCCGTACTGGCAAGCAAACGAGCCGTTGATGAACACGGGCCGGAACATGTTTTGTAGTTCCTCGTGGATGACGAGCTGCACCACCTTGTCCCGGAGCTGTGGAATGGAGAGGTCTCTCCGCTTCGGCTCCGTGATGACATTGAAGTGATACGGGCCCGGCGTGTACTTCGAGCTCTTGAGCTCCCGCCAGAGGTCGACGTTGTTCTTCTCCCGGAACAGGTCGTACTTGACGGCCTCCCGGGTGTACTTTCTTCGCCCTCTTAGGGCTTGCTTGTAGCCGCCCTTGATCCGCTCGTAGCCGACCGCCTCCTCATAGGGCGCAAGCGGCATGATCGGCGGGATCTGCGGGCGTTTTATATTCTGTGCGGTTTTAATAAATAAGGGGAATTTCGTCATTGTGGCATCCTTTCCTTTGGGAACGGCTTGGCACCTATGACGCGGGTTTATACCCACATTGTAGACTTGCCCTTGCCTCCCCATACAAGAGGGCGGGCTCGGGGTCGTCACTGTTTTTACGCCGTCTTGGACAAGGCGAAGGATTACCTCTCCCTTGAAGTATAACAAGGACACGCACTCGAAGCCGTAGCCGCGAATGACGTAAAAACCTACAAGGCGGGGCGGAAACCGAGGTTCACGTTCCGATTGCCGGACGAGTTCCAATTGAAGTTGCGGGCCGAGTTGTACCCACGGTTCACGCGGTTCGACGCCATACAGAGATAACCCTAAGTAGGTGCGGTTTACTTTTTATCGGTTGTTGATGAAGTGCTTTTGCAAGCCTCCAATAATGCGCCCCATTTCGTTGAGTTTGGTTTGCAGCTCGTGGATCTTCTTCTCCGTGATGTACTTCTGTGTCCGGGCGACCCCGAACAGCACGAGGAGGAGCGTCTTCTCGGCGTCCGCCTCATCCAGCCATTCAAGCCGCTTTTTGACGACGGTGAGGTTGTTCGCCATGACCGCCGCCCGGATGAGCCTAAAACACGATTGCTTGATTTCCTGCGACAAACTAAACTTTTCGGCCTGGGGGAAGTTCTTGAGCAAGGGGTAGACATCTCTCTCGAGGAAGATCTCAGCCTTCTTTTGCAGTATGGACGGTTCCAATGTAGCAGCACCTCGCATTTCTAATGCGGGCGATCTCGGTGATGTCCCCGAAGAACTCGAAGCCGTAGTCGGTGAGCTTTACCTTCGCGGGTTTTCCCGTGATGGAGCTGTGCCCCTCAATGACAAGGACGGCCTCCCCTTCGAGAGTGAGACCGCTCGCGGTCTTGAGGGCGAGCTCGTCATCCAGGAGTTCCCGGCATATTTCGCATATCGGGCAAAGCTCGCCGAAAAAGTTCCCGAGTATGCAGCTTGCCTCTTTACGGGTACAGGCGACCATATAGCCGCCACTCCCGGAAAGACAAGCGAGGTTATACATAGAGTTTCCGCGCCACGGAGTCATAGATGCCGGACGTGATCGCGACCGCGTTGACAGAGTCAAAATTGATGAGAAAGACATTGTTCGTCATGTTGTTGAGCGTGGCGTCTTTCAGCACCTTGATCTCCTTCTGTGCGTCGGCGATCTGCGCCTCATGGAGTATGACGGCCTCCCGGTTTTGGAAGATGCCGTCGTCCATGTGGTTCATGTTCGTCTGACTCACGGGCGTCCCTTCCTGGATGACCTCGCCCGTCGCGACATCTTCGACGTGGTCGAGCCATCCGATCTTTTTATACGCTTCCATTTACAATTTCTACCTCCGTTTCTTTTTCAATGATGTTATATTTGAAGGCCACATAGAGACCCTTGCTCGGCGGCTTCTCGAATGTGCGCTCGGTCTGGGCGATGATGTCCCCGTCCGTGTCGACGAGCTGCACATTTGCCACGTTCCCGGAGACCGTGTCGTCAAAGTAGACGTAAATCTTCACGGTGTCCGCCTCGACGAGCTTGCGGAACGGCTTGACCGTTTTCGGTGCGCCGTTCAGCGTATAGGCTGCATGGTCGACCGAGTCGGCAAAGCGCCGCCCGATCTTCTCAATGCCGACCGCTGTGAGTGTTTTCGGCATCTGCTTCCCCTCCTTCCGTCA